ATATTGCTTTAGAAATCGAAGAAAAAGGATATGCTAAAATAGAAAATTTTTTAGACATCAACCAAATAAATGTACTTTACCAAAAAGTAGAAGAAATCCTTTCAGATGCAGATCATCCTTCAAATCAAAGTAAGATTGCCCAAAACGATGCTAGAAAATCTCAACTTTATTCACAGGTATTTCAACCCTTTTTAAATACCCCTGAAATACTCCCATTTGTATTTAATGATTTTATCATTGATATTGCAGGAGCATATTTAGACTGTATGCCCTTACTAAGTACCTGTAATTTAAGAAAATCCTTCATTACTAATCTACCAGAAGGGGGAACTCAAATTTACCATTCGGATCCAAACTCACCTAGATTTTTAAAATTTTTTGTATATTTAAATGATGTAGATATTAATGGAGGTCCATTTTGTTATGTAGAAGGCAGTCACACTAAAAAGTTTGAATTGAATGGACAAAATTGGAACCAGCAATATAATTGGGATTTAGATATTATCAATCAAATTTATGGAGAAGATAAAGTAAAATATCTTACAGCTAAAAAAGGTGATTTATTAGTAGCTGATACAAACGGATGGCATAGAGGAACCAAACCTATTAATAGTGAACGTACTATGTTAACTCTTGATTATGCTTGCCATCCTGAATTTTTTGATGTAAATCAAACATTTCAAATGAAAAAATCTGATTTTGATAATTTAGATCCAAAACATAAACCACTTTGTGATTATTTAAAACTTGTATAAAATGAGAAAAATATTTTTAGACTGTGGTGCCCATAATGGATGTTCTCTCCAAATGTTTAGCAATTCCTTTTCAGATCATAATGAATATGAAGTGTATTCTTTTGAATGTGATGAGAACAGATTTGAACAATTGTCCATTAAAGGTTTAGAATTAAACTTTTTAAGTTTTCATCCTTTTAAAAAAGCAATTTGGATAAGTAATGGAAAAAAAGTATTTGATGGGTGGCAATTAAAAGATACTACTAACATAGATGATAAAGATGGGGTAGATGCTTTAGACTTATCCCAATTTATTTTAGATAATTTTTCTGAAGATGATTATATTGTTTTAAAAATGGACATTGAAGGAGCTGAATATAAAGTTATAGATAAAATGGATAATGATGGGTCATTAGCTTATATTTCTAAAATTTATGGTGAATTACATGGTCCTAAAAAAGGATATTCTATTGAAGATAATAATAAACTTTTAAACCAAGTTTGGAAATATAACTTGAAATTATTAAATTGGGATGCTTTAGAAGGTTCCTTTGAAGAAATAGAAATAGTCCCAATTGGAACACAAGGATCATATACTAATAATTCTACTCCAAGAGTAGGCCATGCTTATAAAAAATTATGAATCAAATAACATTTTGTATCCCTAGTAAATCAAATTTACGTTATCTTAAAACTTGCATTCCATCAATTAGAGAAAATGCCTCCCGAAATGATCATGAAATTATTATCTTTGTTGATTCAGATGAAGATGGAACGGTTGAATGGTTAGAGCAAGTAAAAGACGAATATAACTTAAGATATTTTGTCAATCCAAACCTAGGTAAAAGTCTATATGGGATTGGTAAAGCATATGACTATTGTATTGAACAATCAACAACAGATATTTTCATGATATTTCATGCTGATATGATGTTAGGTAAAGATGCTGATTTAAAAGCGTTTAACCATTTAAAACCACAAACTGTAGTATGTGCTACTCGTATTGAACCACCTTTACATCCGAATAATGGAGAAAAAATTCTACTTGATTTTGGGATGTACCCTGAAGAATTTAAAAAAGATGAATTCAATCAATATGTAAATGAACACCTTGAAGATAATAAAACTACAAACGGTATTTTTGCACCTTGGATGATGTATAAAGAAGATTTTATTGCTTTAGGTGGACATGATCCAATTTTACATTCCTGCAGAGAAGATTCAGATGTATTTAATCGAATGAAATTAGCTGGATATGAGTTTATCCAACCTTGGAATTCATTAGTATACCATTTAACAGGTAGAGGGGCAGGTAGCTTCGATGGTGACCCAGAAAGACACGCTAAGTGGAAAGCAGATATGGATCGTTCAACATTAGAATTCATTCGTAAGTGGGGTTCAAATGTAAACCACACTGCATTAATGGAACCTATTGTAGAACCAAAATATAATATTGCTTATGTAGTTAAAAATTGCCCTGGACAATTACTTTCTACTTTAGAGCCATGGTGTGATCGTATTTATATTGAAAACCAAGAAATAGTTGATAGTTATATTGACCGAGAACAAGAAAACACTTCATTTGAATTAAACAAACGAGTATTTTCTCTCCCCAATAACACCCCAGAATGGGAAAATGATATTGTAATTGAATTTGATGCAACTAAATTAAACCAACAAAACTTCCATTTGTTAATGCAAATGCCTAGTATTATTCAAGATAGTGGTGAGGTAGGAGAATTTGAAATTGACATATTTAGAGTCATAATTAATCATATAGAAGAATATCAAAATAACTTAATTAAAATATGAAACGATATATCTATTACAACAAATTTGATTCAACTAAAGAACCTCAAGGTAAATTAGAAGCAATTAACCTAGAAGATGCTGTGTTACTAGCATCCCATATTAAAGAAATGTCTAAAGAAGATTTTCTTAAAATATTTGAAGTAAAAGAATGGAAGAGAAATTCAAAAATTTAAATGAGTTATTTGGGAATCTATCTAAAATAGAAGAAAGTCCTAAATCAATTAAGAAAAAAGACGAAACATTTTTGATGGATTTGCTTGAGCAACTTTGTCAAATTGAAGCTGTAGGTGCCGTACTTCGTACAATAGGCATCCAAGCAGACAAATATGAAAACCCATTTTACAAATCAACCAAAATGTTAATGCAAAAACATTATGGTGATATGAAAACAGAAATTATTCTGTGGTGGGTATTTGATAGTTTAACACCTGAGGGAGATGTTTATCCATTAGTAGATGAAGATGGAAACAAACACATATTAAAAACCCCTCAGCAATTATGGAAATTTTTAAAAAAATATGATGGAAAGTAAATTATGCGTTAAATGTAGACAGGAAATTAATCCACTACGTTTGAAAGCACTCCCAACAGCTAAAACATGTGTTGATTGTTCAACAACTGGAGCAAAACGAGGAGTACCAATGATGTTTGGAGAAAAAGATCACACATGGACAGACATGGTAATTATGGAGGCAGATGAATTTGATCGCTTTGAAAAAGCAAATAAACAAAAAGCAACATTCGATACTTTAGATAAAACAGAAATGAATACAGATGGTGATGATGATATGTCTGCTTGGGACAATACATTACTTGATGGGTTAGAAGAATTATAATATGGCACAACCAAAACCGATATCAAAAGAGGATTGCTTACGAGCAATGAAACATACTCGCTCGGTTAAAGCAGCTGCTCGTTATTTAAATTGCTCCTACCAACATCTCAAACCATTTATGAAGGCATACAAGGACGAAGCTACAGGCCAATCCTTGTTTGACCTACATAAAAACCAATCAGGTAAAGGTATTCCAAAATTCATGAGTCATACTCCATTTGGAAGGAAATTACCTGCAATTGAAGATATTGTTAATGGAATAGAAGATCCTTCATCATTTTCCCCTGAGAAACTTAAATTCAGGTTGATTGAAGGTGGTTATATGATTGAACAATGTTATTGGTGTGGATACGATGAAAAACGTGAATCAGATGGAAAAATCCCATTAATCATGTTTTTTAAAGATGGAAACAAACACAATTATCGGGATGGAAATTGCCAATTATCGTGCTATAACTGCTATTTTCTGCGCTTAGGAAACGTGTTTACTGAACGTGATATGGAGTCGTTGGAAGGTCATCAAACGGTTTATAAAACGACTGAAATGATAGACTTCCAGTTAGACGATTACCAACAAAAACGTTTAAAAGAACTTGGTTTGTGGGATGGTAAAGTAGAAGATGACCCATACTCACTCGTTTCCAGAAAAATTTAATATTTATAATAAAAAATGTCTAGGCTATCTGAATTAATCTCTAAAACTTTAAAAGAACTTAAAGTAAAGAAAAAAGTAGATGAATCTTATTGGGAACGCGAAACCGATGATGATGGTTGGGATATTGTAACTTACTATAGCGATAGTAATGATGATAATGATGAGAGAAAAAGAATTGCATCACGAAACACAAGCAACCAAGAAAAAAAAAGTTAAGACTAACTGCTAAAATGTTGGATTTCATAATATGTATAATAAAATCATATCATGAAAAAAACAACTTATATCTATTTTTTACATAACGGAAATAATATTCCTTTTTATATTGGAAAATCTGTTTCTCCTAAAGGTAGAATGCCTTTACATAAAAAAAGTTTTGGAAATGTGTTCATGGAGGTAATAGATAATGTTGACACATCTGAATGGTTATTTTGGGAAAAATGGTATATTAGTTTATTTAAAAGTTGGGGTTTTATATTAGAAAATAAAAATATTGGTGGTGGTGGTGTTTCTTTCCATAGTGAAAAAACTAAATCTAAAATGAGAAAACCCAAACCTGAAGGATTTGGAGAAAAAACCACAAACAGACTAAAAGGAATCCCCCAATCCCCAGAAACTATTGCAAAAAGAGTAGCTAAAATTACAGGTAAAAAAAGAACTCTCGAACAAAGAGAAAAATTAAGCCAATCCTTCAAAGGAAGAATTTTTAGTGATGAACGAAATAAAAAAATAGGAGATGCCCAACGAGGTATTCCTAATCCAAAAACACCTGAGTCAATAGCTAAACTTAAAAAACCTATTTTACAATATGATAAAAAAGGAAATTTTTTAAAAGAATGGAATAGTGCTAAAGATGCAGGATTATTTTATGGAAGTGATACTACAATTCAAAATGCCCTAAAACAAAGAAGATGTAAAACTGCTTATGGTTTTATTTGGAAATATAAAGAATAATTTTTACCTTTAAACTAATATTTATAAGCAAGATGAAAAAGAAAAAACATAGCAAAATCGTCAACGATTATGAAAAACAAAAATCTAAACATCTTGAACGTTTAGCAAATAAAATGCTAGAGAATGACGAAAAGCTTAGTAAATTGAAAGGAAAAAATATTAATACCGACTTTTTAAATTTATTTTGATATGGCAGAGGAAATTAGTGTATTCGACACAGATGAATTTGAACAGTTGGTTGCCAGCCGCGACTTAAGAATTTCAAAGGCATTAGTAGAAACAATCTTAAAAAATCTAAACGGTAGAAAAAGACACGTTCACGCTTTATCTGTTCTAGTTGAGCAAGAACAAACCATGTATGATATAACCATTGACAGGCAGGAATTTGTTACAACACTCGAACAAAATCTTCCAGTTTTGGAAAAAAACGAAGATTATGAAACGTGTGCTGAGGTGGTTAAAGCAATCAAGTTTTTGAAAGAAAAGAAAAAATAATTTGGCTCTCTGATCTTTTGTTCGTATATTCAAGCAAATAAAAGGTTATGTTAAAGGAAAGTTGGATTGTTTACAAGGATGGCAGAGTTGAAACAAAAATAATTTCACTCAAAGACGGAGAAGTATTCTCAATTAACCCAACTAAACAAAAAATCCAACATGCAGGTATTCGAACATTCAAATACCGTGTCCCAAAACATGCTTATTTACCAAAAGCAATTATTCGCTTTGGAAATAAAACCTTCATTTACCCAGAAATGCTCTATTGCCATCCAGATACTACTTTGGATGACATTATTGAAGAAGTAATTGAAGTTCAAAACGAGGAAGAAACTTCAACACTTAAAGTAGAAAAACCCAAAACATGGGAATTTGAGAGTTCAAGTGGAGATGGAAAATATTTTGTTTCGCTCAACAAACACGGAAACCTAAAGTGTAATTGTAGTGGATTCTGGAGGGTAAAAGATAAAACAAAAGGGTGTAAACATATACAAGAAGTGCGAAAAAATATGGGATCTTTATAAAGACCCCATAAAAATACAATATTTATAATCGTCAAATAAAATATATTGCGATGATACATACTGTATACATTTACTTTCTTCATATTGGTGATGGAGTTCCTTTTTATATTGGAAAAACAAAAGACCCAAAAACAAGACAAAGAAACCATAAAAGAAAGAAAAATAACAAGAATATTAAATTAGAGGTTTTAGATGAAATAGAAGAAAAAACATGGAAATATTGGGAACGTTATTGGATAGGGCAATTTAAACAGTGGGGTTTTATTTTAACAAACAAAAATAATGGTGGGGGTGGAACTACTCATCATACTTTTGAATCAAAATCAAAAACCTCCCAATCATTAAAAGGAAGAAAAGTTGGTAAAGAATGGGCACAAAAAATATCCAAAAGTAATCTCTTAATAAATACTTCAGGTCCTATTTACCAATATGATAAACAAAATAATTTTATCCAAACATGGCAAGCAGCATGTCTTGCAGAAGACCACTACAACCCGGGGGATAGAAGAAGAAGAGACAACATTAGAGCTTGTATTAGGGGAAAACAAAAAACAGCATATGGTTTTGTTTGGAAAGAACAAAAGAACTTGGAATAGTGAAATAAAGTTATTAAATTTAAAATAAAAAAATGAGTAAAACAAGTAATAAACAAAAAGTAGAGCAATTACAAAGTTGGTTAAGTTGGATCACGTTCCAAGCTAAAAAAACAGGCAAGCGTAAGTAAAAACTATAGCGGGATGTGGAAGATGGTTATCCGCTTAGTCTCATAAGCTAAGATCGCAGGTTCGAGTCCTGCTCCCGCAACTAAATTTTAATACATGTACCACAACAAATCTCCAGGCTAGCATATTATTGTAACAGATAATATGAAAGCAAACAGCGATCATCCACTTTGGAGAGTGGAATGGACCCATAAAAATGGGTACCAAGCCCCCTACAGGTTTGTAGAGGCTAAAACAAGAAGAGAGGCAATTAAATTAGCCCCAACTACCTCTAGACTAGCAGATTTCCCTGATAGTTGGAGTTTCAGGTTGGTAAAGCTATTTGAAAGCCGGGAGTATTAACTTTTAACCGTGTTGTTCCCTTGAGAAAGGAAGACTGAACAAACGCTAAGTATGAAACTGATTACAATAAAAGTAATGGCCTAGCAATAGGTGGGTAAAACAGTTCAGACAACACAGAGGGGTCTCGCCCTTAATCCACTGGGGGATTTAAATTTACTCAGCGCACTTTT